TAAAGTTAAAGATGAAGGTGCTCCAGAACAATCATTGGTTTATTGGCTAACAGGTGCTGAAGCAAGTTGTGAAGTCAATGCTACTTTAACAAATACAAAATATGATGGAGATTTTATAGTTGATACTAAGTTTACTCAATCTGAGTTAATAAATGGAATAAAAGCAGGACAATTATTATTTCATAACAATGTTGGAGAACCATATGTGTTGACTGATATAAATAGTTATACATCAATAACTATATATAAAAATGATGATTTCCAATCAAATCAAACTATAAGAATTTTAGATCAAATAGGAAATGATATCGCTTTAATGTTTAATAGAAAACATTCTGGAAAGAGCAGAAATAATAATCCTGGAAGAGAAGGATTATGGAAAGATATAGTTGCACATCATCAAGAACTTGAAAGAATAGAAGCACTTGAAGATTTTGATCCTAAAAAAGTTAAAGTTGAGAAAGGTTTAACTAAAAAATCAGTAGTTGTTACGGATCCAGTTAATCCTGTAAACTGTATGGAAATTCTTTATATGACAGTTATTGTTCAATAGGAGGTAGATAGAGAATGGCAGATATGATAACAATGAATGCTAAAGATGCTGTATCTGGTAGCTTAGGGGAATGCTATGTTACATTAGAAGGTAAAAGATACAATCTAATGACAGCAATTAAATTTGAAGCAAGTTATGAAAAAACAAAAACTGAAGTACCTATTTTAGGTAAAGTAAGTAAAGGAAATAAATCAGTTGGTGGTAAAGGTAGTGGAACTATGACAGTTCACTATAATGCTCCAATTTTTAGAGAATTATTGGAAAAGTATCAAAATACTGGAGAGGATATTTTCTTTGAAATAGAAGTTTCTAATGAAGATCCTACTTCAAAAGCTGGTAGACAAACTATCCTTTACCAAGGTTGCAATACTGATGGTGGAATATTATCTAAATTTGATGCTGGGGCAGAATATTTAGATGAAGAGATTAAGTTCACATTTGAGAAATTCATAATTAAAAATAATTTTAATATTTTAGATGGGATGATATAAGGAGTGAGTAAATATGACAAATATGGAAGTATTCTTAAAACAAAATGCAGTTCAAAAAGAAAATAAAAAAGTAGCAGTTTCTGAAAGATTTAAAGATGAAGATGGAAAAGTTGTTGAATGGGAAATAAGACCTTTAACAGCACAGGAAGACCAAATATTAAGAGAAGCTAACACTGAAATTAAAGAATTAAAAGTAAAAAAAGGGCAATTATTCCCTCAATTAGATTCTAATAAATATTCTGCTATGCTAATCGCTGCTTGTGTTGTTTATCCAGATTTACAAAATCAAGAATTACAAGACAGTTATGGAGTAAAAAACAAACCTGACCTATTAACAGCTATGCTGTTGCCAGGAGAGTTTCAAGACTTATTTTCAGAAGTTCAAAAAATAAATGGATTTAAAACACTTGAAGATTTAACTGAAGAAGCAAAAAACTAATAAATGGGGGCGATAGTGAAGCTAATATACTTTACTATTGCCTCCATAAGTTTCATATATTGCCTAGTAAGTTTTTGGAACTTTCAAAGGAAGAACAAGCATTTATAATGGCAAGTATTCAGATAAGAATTCAAGCTGAAAAAGAAGCTAGTAAGAAATAATGGAGGTGGATTAATGTCAACGATACAAGGTTCTATAATGCTTATGGATGCAATGTCCACTCCTTTAAATAATATTGTTGGAGCTATTAATACTACAATTACTGCTTTACAAAATGTAAATAATACTGATGTTAGTATAGATACAAGTAGATTAGCTAATGCTCAAACTATGATAGTACAAGCTGGAGCACAATTAAATGAAATAGAAAGAAATATTCAAAGAAGAATTCAAGATAATGTAGTTGAACAAAATAGATTTAATACAGCTTTAAGTCAAGGAGTTAATAAAGCAGATTCATTATATGGAAAAATTAAAAGTTTTATAGGGCTGTACGCAGGAATACAAACTTTAAAAGTTGGACTAGATACTTCAGATAATATTTCACAAATTATGGCTAGATTAAATTTAATAAATGATGGAAAGCAAACAACAGACCAATTACAACAAGCTATATTTCAATCAGCTAAAAATTCAAGAGCAGGTTTTTTAGATACAGCAAGTGTAGTTTCTAAGTTAGGTTTATTAGCACCTCAAGCATTTAATAGTAATATGGAGACTGTAAAATTCTCTGAATTAATGGCTAAATCTTTTAAGGTTGGAGGAGCTTCAACTCAAGAACAAACTTCAGGAATGTATCAATTAACACAAGCTATGGCTTCTGGAAAATTACAAGGAGATGAATTTAGAAGTATTATGGAAAATGCTCCTTTATTGGCACAAGCTATTAGTAAATATACTGGAAAGTCTATGGGAGATTTAAAAGATATGAGTAAAGATGGTTTGATAACAGCTGATGTAATTAAAAATGCAGTATTTGCAATGTCAGATGAAATTAATACTAAATTTAATTCAATTCCAATGACATTTGGAGATGTACTCAATAAAATTAAAAATAATGCCGTTAATTCTTTTATGGGAATAAGTAGTACAATGAGTAATATTTTTAATAGTGAAAGATTTCAAAGTTTTATTGATGGAGTATCATCAGTAATAGATAAAGCCTTTACAATGATAAATTGGCTTATAAAGGGTATATCTGCTGTTGGAACTGTTCTCTATGAGATATGGGGACCTATTCAACCTATACTAGTTACTGTTTTAGGACTACTAACTACATATAAGTTAATTATGGGATTTATAGCAGTAAAAACAGCTATTGCAACAGGAATTACTACTATTTATAATTTAGCACTTCTTGCAAAACAAACAATGTTAGGAGCGGTTAGTGTAGCCTTAGCAAAAGCTACTGCTGCACAAACAGGACTTAATCTAGCTATTTTAACCTGTCCAATTACTTGGATATTAACAGGAATTGCTTTGGTTATAGCTGCTATATATTCTATAACAGCAGTAATTAATGCTATAACAGGAAAAACTTACTCTGCAACTGGATTTATAGCTGGTTGTTTTTTTGTAATGGGAGCACATATATACAATATTTTTGCTGGATTAATTAATGCCTCTCTTTATTTATTTGCAAGTATAGCTAATGTTGGAATTAGTATAGCTGAATTTTTTGCAAATGTATTTAAGCATCCAATTAAAGCTGTGGCACATTTATTTTTAGGCTTTATTAATTTCTTAATAGATAAAGTTAAATGGTTAGGTTCTATAATAGATACTATTTGTGGCACAGATACAGTAAGCAAATTAGAAAGTGTTCAAACTTCTATTGGAGATTGGGTAAATGAAAAAGTTGGTGGAAATGACATTACCCTTTCAAGAGTAGATGTCCAAAAGTATCTACTTGAAAGAAAAGATTATGGACAAGCATTTAATAATGGATATAACTTATTTGGTGGACAAGTAGGGCTATCTGTTGATAAACCATTTGAAGACAATACTAATGGTTTATCTATGGCTGAATCTAATAATCTTTTAAAGAATATAGATAAAAACACTAAGAAAGCTGGAGATATGTTAGATTTATCACATGATGAAATTAGTTATTTGAGGGATTTAGCAGAAAGAGAAGCTATTAATAGATTTACAACAGCAGAAGTCAAAGTTGATGTTGGTGGAATAACTCAACATATTGCTAGTGCTCTTGACTTAGATGATATTGTAGATTATATGACTAATAAAATGGAAGAAGGTATTGCGATAGCAGCGGAGGGAAGTTATGAATAATTTTATGATAGATAAAGGATATATTTTTTATTTAGATGGAATATTAGTTCCTATCACTCCTGCTTCTATTACAACTAAAATTAATAATAAAAATAAGGTTGTAACACTTATTAATGATGGAGATTTTAATATTCTAAAAGAAGAAGGTTTGAAAGAATTCACATTTGATATGTGTTTACCTGCTTATAAGTACCCTTTTGCAAGAGGGGTACTTTTACCTATCAATTATTATTTAAATATGCTAAGTTTCTTGAAAAATTCAAGGAAACCTTTTAGATTTATAGTTATTAGAGAGGGAGCAATTGGAAGCTCAGGATACAATACAACTATGTTAGTATCTCTTGAAAATTATGAAATAAAAGAAGATGCAGGAAATGGTAGAGATGTTGTTGTATCAGTAACTTTAAAAGAATACAAAAATGTTAAAAGTACTCTTTTTAAATATGTAAATTTAGGAGCGAAAGGAGTTGGAGGAGCTTTATCTCTAACTACTTTCATATCTACAAAAACTAGAGATAGTTCATCAAAAAAAACTCAAAGAACCTATAAGGTTAAAGAAGGAGATACGCTTTATATTATTGCTAAAAAAGAATTAGGTGATGCAAATAAATGCAATTTCTTAAAAGAATTAAATAAATTAAGCTCCATATATGCTATTAAATCTGGGCAGGTGATAAGACTTGAATAGAGATTTAGATTTAAAAAAAAAAACAAAAAAGGGTCCAGTTGCCCCTGCCATTCTTGATGGTGCTTGTTGGGATACTGAAAGAAAAGGAACTCCTGGAAAATTTACTTTTAAATGTATTTTTGATAAATTAAATCAATTTGAAGAAGGAGATTTAGTAACAGTAAAATATAAGAATGAAGAAGTTTTTTATGGTTTTGTATTTACTATTTCAAGAGATAGAGACAAAATTTTATCGGTAACGGCTTATGACCAGTTAAGATATTTAAAAAATAAAGATATCTATTACTATGAGAATAAAAAGGCATCTGAAGTATTAAAAATGATAGCTGATGACTTTAAATTAAATTGTGGTGAAATAGAAGATACAAAATATGTTATTCGTGAAAGATTGGAAGATAATGTTGCTT